TGACCAAGCACTACCAAATGTCATATCAACTGTACCGTGTGTATCTGTATAAGTTTCACTTTGTACTTCTGTATCACAGTCTCCCCATTTAGTACCCCAGTTACCATATTGCCAGTCAATTGCGTTAGCATATCCATGTTTCTTAATGATTTCTTCTTTATTAATATCTAATAAAGGTCTTACACCTTCATCATCTTCAAACCATTCTGAATATCTAACACCATCAATCTCTCTTGCACCACTGTGCATATTTTTATACACGTCTGGTACTGGATTAATATCTGTTAAGTTATATATTTGATTCGGTGTATCATCTGAGTTAGCTTCTAAAGTTGTTATGTCATTCATAAAACGTTTTACATTTTCTGCTGTCCCTCTGATTACTACTTTGTTATCTGTCCAGTTAGGCATTATTCCTCCTCTTTCATAGACAAAAACATTTCATTTATTTCTGTCATTTGTATTTTAATATTGTCATCTGTTTCTGTTTGATTTAAGAACTTTGTAAAATCATCTCTAAGTGCATCATTAGTTAATGCAGTCATTACAAAATTTGTTCTAAATTCTTTGTCTTGATTACCAAGATAATCAACAATGACCATTTGAATATCTGCTATTAAACTTATCTTTTTGTCTATCATTTTTATAGCTGTATTTATATTCATTTACCCTCCTCATACCAGCTATCGTTAGCTTTGTATGCTTTGTTTATCTGGTGTATCACTGCTTCTTCAAGCATTGCACACCATCCTTTTACTTTGTCATCTAACTTTTTATAGTTAGTTGAGTTAGCAGCTTTATGTAAATCAGTTAGTGTCCATCTAATTACAGTCTTTAACTGTTCAGCATCTAAGCTGTCTAACTTATCATATACTTCGTCCATTGTATTCCCTTCTTAAAGTGTTTGTCTTGAACTCATAAAGAGAAAGACAAACACGCCAATAATGTTCTTTAGATATCGCAAGAATGTATAGGTTCTTCTATTAGTTTCTTACAATACTCGCAATAATAATCCATACCTGGTACTGGATGTGACATTGTTCCTCCTTTAAATAGCCCAGTCTTTAACATATGATTTATGTTTTCTTGTTACTAATCCACATTCACAATTTGTAGAAAAGATTGTATTATCTTTTGTTTTAAGAAATGCAATAATTTTTCTTAAATCATTTATACCACTTGTATGTACACAGATTTCTTCATCTCTATCTAAAAGTTGTTTAACATATTGTATGTTACTCATTCTTCCTCCATGTCTGATATCCAATCTTTTACATACATTGAATGTACAACATTCACAGCGTCATCCCAATCCTCTGCTTCAAATCTAACATTTATTTTATATGTAGGCATTATTCTTCTTCTTCACTTGGTTTGTCTATACCAGCTAGTAACCTAATTAATTCAGTATTATTTCTTACACGTTTATCTAATACTTGTAAGGCCTCTGATATTGTTTTAAGTGCGCCAGTTATTTTTACTAGATGTTCTTGGTCAACCATTATTCCTCCTCATTTCCGAACATTTCTATCCAACAGTTTGGATGTATACCTGTTACCAACATTTCTCTGTAATCTCTATTCAATGATTTAACAGCTTCTTGAACGTGATAACCTTGATTAAGGAAGAACATTTCTTGTGTAAATATTTCTACCTTACCTGTTTTACCACAATGCCAACACTGTTTAGTTTCAATAACATATTTGTCGCCATTTACTGCGTCATATATTTTATCAATTACTTTCATTATAATCCCTTCATTATTTTAATTGGTATTAAATACCCAGCAGTCTATACTGAATATAGACTGCAAGCTATTACTCCGTATTATTGTTCTACAGAACCAACGTTTACAGCCGGAGTAGCTGGAACGTTTCCTTCCTCAGTATCTGTAGTAGTCTCATTAACTTCAGTATCTTGTTTGATACCTTTGTTATAGACAGCTTGGTTATCTTGTGCTTGTGCAGCTTTGCGTTCCAAGTATGTCGCAGATTGCTTATGAAGTTTTAATACCTCATTAACATCAAGATATAATGGAATCGATTGCAACTTACCATCAATATATCTATTGATGAATGTTCTTTGGTTCCATTCTGTTAATACGTTGCCTGTTATACCGCAGACTACCGGTGACATTTCTTTTGCCAATGTAATCACATATCCTTTCTTACTTTTTATTACATAATTACTAAGAACAAGAGAATAAATCTCTCTCTCGTATCCATAAGAGAAGAGAGAGAGAACGATAAATATCCCTTGTTCTTTCTAATTACGCCAGTTATTTTATTTCGGATACCTTAGATACCAGAGTGAGTATCGCCTAAGCGATACCCAACTCTACTAAATCATCAGATATTTGGTCATCCTTTTGATTCTGTCTGTGATTACGTACTGCTTGGCTGACACCGTCAACAAGCAACTTGTAATCATCAGGATGTAATGTTCGTTCCATTACATCTAATGCATTTTTAATTTCTTCGATATTCATATCGTTCCTTTCTTAGAATAACTTTCCAGTAGTATTCTGCTTAACTTTATATGTCGTAGATAACTTGTGAAAATGCCATACATTTTCGCCTAAGTTATTTATCTTAGATGCACAGCTGCGATGCAGATATAATGGTATAGATATCCCTTTACTTCGTAAGTATTCAGGATGTCTATCGTTTATATCGACATCTAATTTACAGTATCCGCATTCAATTATTTTCATAGTTGCGCCAGTCTTGTCTTGTTCAGACATTTAGTAACCCCGAAGGGGTGTCGCTATGCGACACTCCCTTCAGTAGCTTTGCTTGCGTTATAGCGTTCCCAATAACAATCTCTGTGAATATTTATCACGTATGTCTTTGGGTTACCATTCTCATCCTTTCGGTAAGACTTAGCCTTACTGTCCCACGCTAAATCGTGGATTTTAGAACCTTTCTTATCGAATGGTTTTTCGCATAGTAAGCAATTCATATCTCTTTATCCTCTCTATTAACTCTGTCATCTTTCGACAGAGAACTCATAAAGAGTTCTGTCGGAAGGGACTAGAGTTATGAGAGGTAAGAGATATATTGCACTATGCTGAACCATTTGAGAAAGGTTAAAATCACGATAGCGCGGGGTAAGGCGTCTTACATAAGGATGATGGTACCCAAGACTACGTGAATATCACAGAGTTGTTATCGGAACGATAACCAGTAGCTTTGCTACTGTGATTAACATTCGGAAGTTATTTCTGATTTAATGTTCAGATTAAACTACCGTATATCGGTATCAGAAATAACTACAGTATCCTTGATACTGTTCAAACTGTATCTAAATGACATCAGATTTCAGTATACAGAATTTTATTCTGTATAAGGATACTGAAATCGGATGACATATACAGTTTGACTACCTAATGTTAATCAGGGTGTTACTAATATTATACGTAAGTGTTAAAAAAATAGTTGGTAACTTCCGTAGTCAGTAGAGAAACCCCAGTCAGTATAAGGCTTTTAGACGTGAGCGGGCATTGTCTTTAGTGTGTATAATTAAACCTTTTTTTATGTCCTTGAGTACTGCTTTTGTCTTTCTAGTGTACACTCTTACGTGTCAGCAGCTTTCAGTGTCCCGGTCACTACTTTACTTGTAACAAAATACTTGTGTTTAATGTTTGTATTTAAGGTGACTATAGCATATAATTCTCACTATACAAACATCTACAGAAAGTTAGTTAAAAGTGACCAATAACATCATATGCATAGCTGAAGGATGTAGGAAAAAATTAAAGGGTAGACAACGTAAATTCTGCTCAGGAACGTGCCAGAAGCGTCAATTTGCACGTGACAAGCGACATAATGACAAAGTGGACACCAAGCCCATAAATAAAGAGTATAATGCAGATACAGGCGATTACGCCTCTGTACGCAGAGGACAGAATTACCGAGCTTTCGTAAGTGAAGGTATAGCCGAAGCAGTTGCAACTGGCGACATGACAGTAGCAGATGCGGCTTCCCTCCTTGGTTGCACACCTGCTACTGTTAGTCGCATGCTTGCTGCCTTTAAGGTAGACAGTAGAAACGAAATATTAGCAGAAGATTGGAAATTATCAGAAGAAGCAGAACAAGCATTAGAAAATTTTTCCGACTTCCGACACAAATACTTTAGAACAGAACTAGGACAACATTATGACACCGCAGATTTTCATACTAACTGGATAAATAACATTATTGATAGTATTGATAACGGTAAAGAACTACTAATACTGTCACCCCCACGTCATGGAAAGACTGAATTGTTGATACACTTTGCTGTATATCAAATATGTAAAAACCCTAATGTACGTATTATGTGGGTAGGTGGTAACGAAGACATTGCTAAGAACGCATTATCTGCTGTACTTGATGTATTAGATACTAATGAAGAACTTAGAGAAGACTTTTGTATGCCTGGACAATCTTTTAAACCAGACAATAGGTCAGGTAAAAACTGGTCACAAAATCAATTTACTGTAGGTACTAGAACTGTTGCAGGTATTAAGTCACCTACTATGGTTGCTGTAGGTAAAGGTGGAAAGATATTATCTCGTGACTGTGATTTAATTATTGCTGACGATATTGAAGACCACCAAACTACTATGCAACCTGGTGCAAGAGAATCTACAAGACAATGGTGGACAACAACTTTGTCATCTCGTAAAGAAGAACATACTGCTGTAGTAGTAATTGGTTCAAGACAGCACCCTGATGATTTATATAATCATTTACTTGAATCAGATAACTTTACAAGCATAGTAGAAACAGCACATGCATTAGATTGCAATGTACCAGAACATTATGTAGAAGAACATGTTGATTGTATGTTATGGCCTAATAAAAGAACTTTTAAATGGTTACAATCAAGATTACATTCTGCTGAATCTACAGGTGGTAGACAAACATTTGAAATGGTTTATTACAATCAAGCATATGTAGAAGGTACACAAATATTTACTATGAACATAATTGACCAATGTATGCGTAGTGATTTAGTATTAGGACAAGTATATAAAAATTTATATTTAGTTGCTGGACTAGACCCTGCATCAAGTGGCTACCAAGCAAGTGTATTGTGGGGTATAGACCAGTACAGAGGTGAGCTTTATTTAGTTGACCTAGAAAATAAACGTGGTGGTGGTATTAGAGCTGCACTAGACCAAATGGCTATATGGTTACAAGAGTACGATTGTAGACATTGGATAGTAGAAGAAAACGGTTTTCAATCTGCTATACGACAAGATGCAGCTATAAAAGAATTTACTTTACGTACAGGTATAACAGTACAAGGACACTTAACAGGTAAAAACAAACATGACCCATTGTATGGTGTTGGAGCTATGGCTGATTTGTTTGAAGATAGAAGAATACACTTGCCTACTGGTGATGGAGAATCTAATACAAAAGTACAGAAATATAGACAACAACTGTTATACTTTGATGGAAAACCTGTTTCTAAAAGAAACAAAGAGAAAACCGATATAGTTATGGCTAGTTGGTTTCCAATGAAAGTTTTTAGGCGTATGCAAAAAGAGCATGCTGCTGATGTAGGATTAGACTACAATCCTAGTTATGGAGATTATAAGATTACAGAAATGAATGAGGCACCGTGGGGATAGAAAATTTAGATACTAAAACATATCAAGAAATAGTTAAGAATGCAGCTGAACTTGTATCAGGTAAATTAGTACAAGAAAGACAAGTACAAAAATCTAGAGTTAAAGCAATTCTTAATGGTGGTGCAGATGGTATTAAAGCTTTATTAGGTAACACTATGGAAACTAGTGATGCCGATTTATTACCAGCTCCTAATATGTTGCAATCTGGTATTGACCGACTTGCACAAAAAGTATCTGGAGTACCACAAGTTAGAGTAGATGTACCTAATGAAAATGATTCTACTAGAAGTAAAATGCGTGCAGAAAAACTAGAACGTATTGTTACTAGTTATGATGAAAAACAAAATCTGTTAAGTCAATTACAACAAGCAGCTAGATGGCTACCTGGTTATGGTTTTTGTGCATGGGTAATTACTACTAAAAAAGATAAGAACGGTTTTATATATCCTAGTGCTGAACTACGTGACCCTTATGATACATTTCCAGGTAATTTTGGTCCTGACCAACAACCTAGAGAAATGGCAGTACTAAGACGTGTACCTAGATATAAATTAGCACAAATATACCCAGAGTTTGCAGAACAAATACTTAAAAAAGATGATGATGCTGAAGAAGCAACCCCTGATACTGCTACTCCATTTTTATCATACGAAAACAATAGAGAACAAGCTTGGGAAGATAATACATACTCAGGTGTAAGAATTATTGAATATTACGACCAAGGAGGTACTTATGTAGTATTTCCAGAACGTAATATGATTTTAGACTTTATACCTAACGTACTATCATCACCTCCTTTTGTATTTATGAAACGTGTGTCTTTTGACCAACTAAAAGGACAATATGACCACGTAATAGGTTTGATGGCAATGATGGCAAAGATAAACATTATGTCAGCAATAGCAATGGAAGATTCTGTGTTTACAGAAACTAACATATCAGGAGAGATAGAGTCCGGACAATACAGAAAAGGCAGATTTGCGGTTAATTATCTAGCTCCTGGTACACAAGTTTCTAAACCAATGAATAATATTCCTTATCAATTATTTCAACAAATTGACAGGTTAGAGCGTCAGTTGCGAATGGTCGGTGGCTACCCAGTAACCGATGACTCACAGTCTCCAAATTCATTTGTAACTGGTGCTGGCTTGTCAGAATTAAACAGTACTATGTCATTAATGATATCTGAATATAGAGATATTATTAAACAAGGTTTAGTTCAAATGGATGCTAAGAGATTAGAACTAGATGTTGTGTTATCTTACACAATGAATGCAACAAAAAAACCTATGGCAGGTTTTCTTAATGGTGCTGCATTTAGCGAAAACTACAATGTATTACAAGATATTGGTGGAGATTTTAGAACCAGACGTATTTATGGTGTTATGGCTGGTTTTGATGAACCACAAAAAATTGTAACTGGGTTGCAATTATTGCAAGCAGGTGTTATAGACGTAGAAACTTTACAAGACAATATCGATGGTTTAGAAAACATAGCTAAAGTACAGGAACGTATACGTAAAAACAAAGCAGAAAGTGTATTATTTGATTCTATATTAGCTAGGTCTGCACAAGGTGACCCTGCAGCTACAATGGCTGCTATAGCTATTTATGAATATCCAACTGCTATAACAGAAATTATGAAACAATTTTACACACCACAAGAACCACAAATGACACCTGAGCAACAAATGATGATACAACAACAAATGCAACAACAAATGATGGGACAACAACCTAGTATTGCAGGTGCTTTTGGAGGATAATGTGGATTACATAGATGATGCTTTTAATGAAATAATATATAATGAATTTGGTGTAATAGACGAATTAGACATTTTATCTGAACAAGTTAATCATATTATACAACCAACACCTGGTATAATAATATTAATAACACAGGAGTTCTATGGTAAAGAATAGACGTGGTGGATATAGACAACCTGCAAAACCTGCACCTGTAGGTGGTAACAGAACAGATGGTGGTCCAGCAAGTAAGAAACAACCTTTAAGAGATATGCCTGGTTTACCTTATGGTCAACAACAAGATTTATTAAATCAACAAAAGGCTGCACCTTTACCAGCACAAACTAATGTAGCTCCTAGACCACAACAACAGCAACCTAATAGACCAAATGTTTTTTCTCCATCTGAAAGACCTAATGAAGTACCTACATCAGGCGCACCTTTAGGTCCTGGGATGACACCGCAAGCAAATACTAAAAGTATAGATATTACACTAGCTGCAATGTATGAAGTTAGTAAATCACCAATAATATTAGATTTACTTAATAGACGACAGGGTTAACATTGATAAATCCAAACTGGTTAAGTAATAGAGATTACTTACTTAACAAACAACAAGAGCTAAGACAGTTTAATAGAGAAGTAGAAGCATTTAAAGCTAATCCTTCTGCTGTATATGATTTTGAACGTGTACTAGAAACACATCCTAATTTACCTTTAAATGTAGCTTATTCAGCTTGGGGTGCCTCAATACCAGCTGGTAGTAGGGATTTGTTTGATATAGAAGATGAATTAGCTAAAGAACGTTTATTAAAAGAACAAGCTATACACAAAGAAATATACGATAGATATGCTCCTGCTGATTTAGAAAGAAATATGCAAATGAATGTATCTGATTTTTTAACATTTGGATTATTTCCAGGAGGTGCTGCACCGGGAGATATACAATATGGTGTTTGGGGTGTATTAGGTATGGAATGGTTAATGCAAACATTTGGACCATCAGGAAAAATAAACGTACCTGGTATAGCTTTAAATGCTTTATTGCCTGGTAAACCTTTTACACAAGGTAGAGCTATTGAATACTATGGTGCAATTAAACAAGCTCAGGATTATATGGAGCAAGGTATGTCTATATCTGAAGCACAAGACAGATTAATGATTGATATAAGTGATAGTGAAGTATTAGCATCAGGTAAAGGAAGCGCATTAAACGAAGCTTTTAAAATGTCTGGTCAAACTAATTTAGGTGCTTTATGGAATGAAGTTTGGAGTAATGGTTTTTTGCCTAGTAAATATGATAAACCAATTAACTTTGATAGAAATACTATTATAGGTTTTCAACCTGTTATACCAGAAGAAACTGAATTATATAGATATTATAAACAAGCAGGTTATTCTAATGATGAATCTTATAAAAAAACAGTTGCTGCTATTGGTGAGCCATTAAAACGTAGAGATGAAGATGGAGATATATTTTATACTTCGTTAGCAAGACCAAATAAAATTAATTTTTATGCTGGTAGATATACATTTAATAGAAAATATTCTCTTAATCCTGATAACAATCACCCTGCTTGGGCAGCAGATAATACATTGTTGGAGTATTCTCCAGGTAGAGTACACGCATCAGAATTTTATAAACCAGGTTCATTATCTTTTAATTTACTATCAGGTTCTATTGATGTAGCACACCAGTTAGCAGACCCATTATTTTATTCTAAATGGTTAAAAACTGCTAATGTAGGTAAACGTTGGAAACAAGTTAATAGAGCTAGTGAATTTTTAGATAATGGAATTTTATTACGAGAAGGTAAAAAAATTAAAGTTAACACACCTAAGATTATTGAAAGTGTTTACGATGATTTAGGAAAACTAGAAGAACTTGGTAAAGAAGGTACACAGAACTTTAGTAGGTTCAGAAGATTATTTAGCTTGGGACAAAGTGGTTATTTATCAGAAGCTAAAGCAGTAAGAGCTACAAACAAAAAAGCTAAACAAATGAGAAATCAATTATTAGTTTTTGGTAGAGTAAGTAAATATTTTGCTCCTTCAACTGATGTAATTTTTGATATGCCTGTATGGAATAATATTTTTAAACTTGTAGCAGAATCTGGACCACAAAATTTATATGCAATGTCTAGAATGCCTTTGTTTAGACACATTCATCCTGATTTGTTAGGTGAAATGCTTGGTTTAAATAAAGCAGATGATGTTAAAAATTTCTTTAAAACTTATGCAAGTACAGGTAAAAAAGTTGCTAATTCTAAAGCAGGATTAAAAAAGACTCAACAACAACCTAGAAAAGAAGTTATTGAACAATTATCAGATACTGCTATAGGTGAAGTAGGTCAATCTGGATTTATAAATAACTTATTAATAAACGCAGCTAATGATGCTGATGCATTTAGAACATCTAGCAATTTTGTTAAACGACAGTTATCTAAACCTATGAAAAGATTTGGTAATCAAGATGCTGCTTATAGAAATCTAGGTAGTTACATTGGTCAAGGTGCTAGAGGTATAGTAAAAACTGGTCAAGATTTATCACCTTTTAGAACTGCAAAAAATGTAAAAGTAATTACACCTACAGTAGAATCTCTTAACTTTGATAAAGCAGAAGAAGTTGGAAAAATTAAAGCTGCTTTAAATAAAGTTAAAGAAAACTTTAATGGAACAAATGAATACGAAATACAAAAGTATTTAGGATTTGGTGGAGCATACAAAACTTATAATGAACCATTCTTACAAGGGTTGTTAAGTATTACTCCTGATTCTGGATTAGTTATTACTAATAAAAAACGTGCATATCAAAATCTTTTAAAACACATGGAAGCAAATAATTATAATGAAAAAGAAGCATCTGAATGGTTATTAAAATTTATAAACCTTGATTATCAAAATAAACCTTCTATATATGCATATGGTAAAAAATTTAGAGAATGGGAAATAGATAGAGTAGAAAAAATATTAGGACCAGAAGTAGGACCTGAAAAAGTAGCACCATTACGTAAATATTTAAAACACATTAATAGTAGGTTGGAACGTTCTAAAATCTATGCTAACGCTAAAACAAAAAACATACCTGGTTTTAACTCTAATTTTGAAGTACATGAAGTTGTACTTGCAGATAATTCTAGAGATGTAGGTAAGTTTAAAAACGTAGGTACTATGAATGCTTTGTTTTTAACACAAATGACAGACAGTGTTGTTCCTTTAATACCTTGGCAATATATACAAAGAACTGTAAGTGGTGTTTGGAATGTTATTCCTGAAGCAAGTGGTTGGACACCAGGCACAGTGTTAGCACAAGATGCAAAAGGTTTTCTAAAATTTATGAAAAGTTTTGGTAAAGAAGGTTATGTGTTTCCAAATGGATTTATACCTAGAAAATCTGCAACTGACACTGATGTTGTAAACAGAGCTATGGATTTTTATACAAGAAAAATATTTAAACCTTTGGTATTGTTACGTGTTGCATTTTTAACACGTGTGTTTATGGAAGAACAAGCACGTTTGTTAGTTAAAGGCTTAGACAACTTTTATACAAATCCAATGATTTATACTAAATGGTTATCTACTGGTAAAAAAATGTCTAATAAAAAATTGTTAGATATGGGATTTACACAAGATGAAATAGATAATATACCTGATATACAGTCTGTTTTAATGTCACAAGAGTTATTAGAAGGTACACAACAAACAATAGGACTTACTGGTTTCTTAGGTAAAAAAGCTGGTTGGAATCCATTAAATGTTGAATACCGTATGGAACTAAAAGCTAATGTATCTACAGGTGAGTATGCTCAAAGTAAACTATGGGACTATGTACAAGTAAGAACAGACCCTATTGGAAGACAAGTAGCTAAACATGGTTGGGGTAGTCCTGAATTAAACAAATGGTTAGAGTCTGCTGAAGGAAGATTTTGGTTAGAAGAGTATGCTGATTACTCAGGAAACTACGATATATTAACAGACCCTTGGGCATTAGACCAACTTATACAACAACAAGAAGCATACATTAGAGAAATTACTGGTGACAATATTGTTGAAGGCATTCACTTTATGAAACAAGTTGGAAGTGATGTTAAGTTTCAAATGACACTAGATAAAGTTGTAGATGGTAATAAAGGTTCTACAATACTTAGAAACATTATTGCTGAAGGAAAAATACCTGTAGTTCAAAATGGAAAAATAACTAATAAAACTGTAGATTTTATGAGTGGTATTGATGGTTATAAAGGTATAACTGGAAGAACTAAACTTAAAGATAAAAAAGCTTTAGATATTAAAAACTGGGAAAAAAGAAGTTATATCAAAGCTATGACTAACAAACAAAAAGCTAAAGCTATTGATGCTGCTAAAGAAATATTTAGACCTACAGCTGATGGTGGTTTAGGTTTAAATGGTGGAATGATACGTGTAACTGATGAGTTAGATGAAGTTAAAAAGACAGAGAAATATGAAGATATTATAGATGGTTTGTTTGAAGTATTAATGCGTAGACCAATTGGATATTTAAACAGAGCGCCTGTATTTAAACAGTTTTATTGGTTATGGGTAATGGACCATATTAATCAAATGGATAAATCATTACAGAAAAAATATATTAAAAATGCAAAAGCATACGGTGTTCCTAAACAAGTTGTAGATGATTTAATAACTAAAGCACGATTAGGTACTGGTAATTGGAATAACTTTTCTGAAATAGAACCAATGAATAGAGCTTATGCATTAGAAAACTTAAAAGATTTATTATACGATACAACTACACAACATAAGATATCTGAAGTAACAAGAAACATATTTCCATTTCCAGAGATATGGTTTGAAGTATTTAAAACTTGGGGTAAGTTATTAGCTAATAATCCATACCCTGTTGTTGGAATACAAAAAGGTAGAAGAGCTTTACAAGGTACAAATGATGTAACTGATACTAATACTGGTTGGTTTTCTCCACATCCTATGAATCCTAGTGATGATGTGTTTATGACACCATTTGAAGCATGGATGGGACCTGTATTAGTTGAAGGTGATGATGATGAAGCAAATATGAAAGTACAATATAAATCAACATTAAGCAGTATTAACTTACTTGCACAATCACAAGTACCTGGTACTAACTCTATAGTTTCTTTTTCTTTAAACAGAGTGCTACCTTCACGTGGTGTGTTAGGTGAATTTAAAGATTGGATAACACAATTTCCTATGCCTGAAGAAATATCAGTTAAAAACTTAGCAACTATAGCACCCACTTATAAAAAACTATGGGCATTTTTACAAGGTATAGATGTAGACCTTAGCCGTGAATGGGGAGATAAAGTAGGGGTATTTGAATTTTCAGAAGAAATTGTAAGAGAACCTGGAGAAGCTTTAGGTGAACTTGAACAAATGCGTGCAGATGCAACTATAGATTATTGGAGACATGCAATGGTTTCTTTAGAGTGGGTTAATGTTTGGAAGGCTGGAAGATTAGATAAATATTTTAAATATAACATACCTGGTTGGGAAGAAGGAGATGACGTTACAATTGAACAAATAGAAGATGCAATGTTAGATTATGCAAGAGATAGAGCGCAAGTAGATATGTTTATGAGATTTATTAGAAGCTTTATAGGACCTTCTAGTAATTATAAACCGGAATATTTTATTAAAGCTAAAAATGGTATACATTATCATATGGCTGTATTGTATGAAGAATACGAAAGAATATTAGAATTAAATAATTACGATACAATACAAACCTCACAAGATTTTCATTCTAAATTTGGATTAGACCATATGTATTTATTTAGTCCTACAGATATTAAAGTAGCTGGTAAAGGTGTTAAAACTTTTGATGCTGTAGATTTTTGGAATAGTAATTCTAGAGAAAAAGAATTATTACCATTGTCATTTCCATTTTTATATGGTGACAATCCTGAAGCAAAGATGACATGGCAAGCAATTAACAATGAAAGATATGATTTAACACCAGATGAATACAGAAGATATATAAATAAAACTAAAGGTTTTTATCAGTATCAATCATTTAAAGAAGATGTTGAAACTTTAAATAATGTGTTACAAAAAGATAATTTAACAATACCTGGTAGTAAACAAGATGATTTGTTTGCAATTGTTAGAAATAGTTTAACTGCTGATTTATCAGGTTTTCAAAGAGATGAGTATGGGTTTATTACATTACCACAAATAACTGATATATGGAATGAAATAACAACAATATGGCCTGATTTAGAATTAACAAAAACAACTGAAGAAGGTAAATACTTTTTGGAAATGTACCCAATAATGCAAGAGTATGACGCAGAATCAGCTGCATGGTTAGCCCGACAAGGACAAGAAGTAAGTTTTGATTGGTGGAAACAATCTGATGACCCAAAAGCTCAAGAATTTAGAATGTATTTTGATAAAGATAATAAAGAATTATTAGCTAAATATCCACGTGGATTTAATTTGTATTACAATGTAGTATTAAGAATGTTAAATCCTGATAGAAGCTCATGGCAATTTTTAGATTTAAATGATGATGAAATAAATATTATAAGGGAAAGTGGTTAATGACAAGTAAAAAAGAAATACAACAAATGATTCTGGATTTATTAAATAATCCACAATATTTACCTTTATTTGGTTTAAACTCTAATGATTTTAATGCTTTAAAACCTAATGAAATATGGGAACAACACTCTCAAATGCGTGGTGCAAATCCAAATGACCCTCCTATAGGTAGTATAAATTCTAATTTTCCTAAAGAATCTTTAGATGCTATAAGAAATATTTACAACAGTGTAGAAGCTGGTGATGATGATTATGTTCAACGCATTAAACAAGAAGTAACTACTACATTAGAAAATGTAGTTCTTACACAAAATAAAAATCAAGATTCATCTTATGCCGGTGATGCAATACAAAATGTTATTGATGCAATTATGGCAGATAATAATTTAACAGAAGCTCAAAAAGAACAAGCAATTAACGATTACATTGCTGGATTAGGTGGTCAATTAAGAGAAGTTCCTGTTTATTTTCCAGATAAAATAGACGAAGTAAGAAGAGATGAAAACACAGGTGAAATATTAACAAGGAAATTTGGTGGACATTTTGGTGATTCTGCTGGTGTATATGAATTAATATTTCAAAATACTGATACAGTAGTAATGTTTCAAGATTGGTTAGAAGCTAATGGTTTAGTAGAACAAGGTGCTTTTGATGATACTAGAGGTGTACCTAGTGGATTGTTACGTAGTCAACTTGCACAATATATGGCATGGATAGATGTAAACAAATACGTAGAACCAGGTACTTCAGATTATGCAAATGTTATGTCTTACGATTTAGAAACAGACCCTAATAATCCATTTAAAAACACTATGTTTTTACAAGGAGAAAATTTAAAACATCAAAAGATGTTTGCTTATTTTTTAGGTGATTATGGAGATAACCATGACAATGTTGTTTCTACTGCTAATAGAGCTAGAACAGCAGATAGATTTCAAAAATACATGGAAAATGTACCAGGAGAACTTGGCATGGAACAAATGGTTGAAAATGCTTTTTATTTATCAATGAACAGAATGCCTACTAAACAAGAATTAAAAGAACAAGTTACTATATTAGCTAAAAATTATATAGAAGAGTTTAATAACATGAATGAAATGTATGCTTTTATTGATAATATGAATATGATTAAAGCACCTAATCAAGCCTGGGAAGTTGACCCAAGTGATGTTGAATTAAAAAATTTTGTAAACACAGCTGAACAAACTGCACAAGAAACTTTTAATGCTAGGTATAGAGATGATATAAGTACAGCAACATATGCTAATGAAAAAATGAAAATGGATGAAGCTATGTTGAAATCTATGTTTGGTTAATATGGATAAAGAATCTATACAAAAAAAACTTTATGCTGAACTAGATAGATTAGGAAAAGAACTTAATTTACCTGAAGCAGAAATAAATAGAATGAAGCTGCAGTATGTAGATATAGCTGAACTTACTGAAGACCCAGACATGTTAACTAGATTAAGTGATGATTTAATTAGTTCGTTACTTTATCGTGCTAATCAAGGAATACCTGACAATATACCTGACGATATGATTGTAGAAAATATTCCAAATCAACCTGATTTAAATAAAGTTGAATCAGATGAATTAGAAAATATTTTTGGTGATGAAAAATTAAATCCTGATTATGACCCAGAACTTGGTAGAAAAGGTGTAGTAGGAAAAGATTATATTGCAAAGTATGCAGAAGATTATGCAGAGTTTGCTGATGGTAGAATAACCTCTTTACCTGATAATCATATATTTGTATTTGGAAGTAATGAAGCTGGAAGGCATGGTAAAGGTGCTGCTTTAGATGCAGTTAATTATTTTGGTGCAGAAACTGGTAAAGGATTTGGATTACAAGGACAATCTTTTGCTATACCTACTAAAGATGGTCAATTAAATGTATTAGATAATAAACAAATACAAAAATATATTAATAATTTTTTAGAGTTTGTTAAAAATAATCCAGATAAAAAGTTTGTTGTTACTGCTTTAGGTACAGGATTAGCAGAAAAAAACCCTAGTGAAATAGCATCTATGTTTAGTGAAGTACCTGACAATGTTATATTAAGTCAAAAGTTTGATATTAAAACTAAAGAACTTAAATCATTACAAACAGATAGTAAATCTACAGACCCATTAGGTAAGCAGTTATCTGCTAAAACTGCTGTATTTAGTGAAGGTGAATATGCTGGTAGAAGTATTGAAGATGTTTGGCAAAATACTGTAAAAAATAAAAGAACACCTGGAACTGCTGGTAAATCAGGTAAACCTGATGGTTCAGGATTAATTAAACCAGGAAATATGCAAGATTCTTATAATGCTTATGATGATTTATGGAAACAATGGTTTAATCAAAATCCTGATATATATGCACAAGCTGTTGCTAAAAGAAAAGAAGGATATACATTTATAGATACATTTGGTAAAAAAGGTAATGTTAGACAAGACGAAACAATAATGCGTATTATTGATAGTGATTGGAAACCTGGTGGTTCTCTTGGTGCAGCTAAGTTAAATGACCCTAATGTATTTCCAGAAAAAATAGAAGAATATGACCCTAATGTACATGGTGAGTTTAAAGAAAAAGTATTAGATAAATTTAATGCACAAGAACAAAAATTTTTAGATTATTACAACAATCATGATGTAATTAAAACATCTGGATTA